CGTGGATGTCGATCATGAATCAGTCCGCCAGAAATATTTTTACTTGCTCGAGCAAGCTCGGACTTGCCGTCACCGACCGGCTGAAGCTGATCGTGCCGACGAAGGAAGAGAAAGAAGTCAACAAGTACATCAAGTTCCTGGGTGATGGTACGAATGCGTGACAGAACAACCGAGTACGCGAAGCTCGCGCTTAGTGGCCAGCGCATTTGCGGCAGATCGGAAAAGCTGGCGGCAAAACGCCACCTCGACGACATGCAACGAAAAGACTCTGAATGGATATTCGACGTCAAAGAAGCCGAACGGCACATAGACATAGCCAACACTCTCACCATCGGCGAAGGGCGGGCTCATGTGCTAAAAACGCGGGGGTTTCAGAACTTCATCATCGGCAGTCTGTTTGGCTGGCGAAAGAAGCGCTCACGCATCCGGCGATACCGCGAGGCATATGTACAGGTCGGCAGGCAAAACGGCAAGTCTTTTCTCGCCGGGGCGCTGGCAAACGACTTTGCGACATTCAGCGGATATCAGTACGGACGCATTTTCTGCACCGCCACCAAACAGGACCAGGCCAACATCGTATGGGATGAGGTTGCCAAGTTTATAGAGTCCGACCATGATTTAGCCGAGCTCTACAAGATTAAGAAGTACGACCGTACAATCACGTCGAAGGTGACGGGCACTGTTATAAAGGCTATTGGCAGGGACACAAAATCCGCCGACGGTTTCCGAACCGTGCTGGCCGTTGTCGATGAGTACCATGCTCATCCAAACAATCAGATGTACAAGCTCATGATGGATGGGCAGGACATGGTGGAAAATGCTTTGACCATTGCCATTACCACCTCGGGATTTAATCTCAAAAGTCCGTGCTATGAGCAGTACCAATTCGCCAAAAAGGTACTAGAGGGCGTTGTCGAAAAAGACACGCTCTTTATTTATATCGCCGAGCTCGACGAGGATGACGACATCTGGGACAAGCGGAACTGGGCGAAAGCAAATCCTCTCAAGCTGTTCCAACCGGACGATATCACGCTCGACGAGCAGAAACTGGCCGTCATTGCTGAAAAGGCCATCGACGCGCGCGAAAAACAGGGCGCCGAGCTCGTCAACTTCGAGACAAAGACGCTCAATAGATGGGTGACATACACCGGCGGCGCGCTTATCGACCTTGCGGCATGGGAAGCTGGCGCACGCGACACCACTATAGAAGACATGCGCGGGCAGAAAGCGTTCCTGGGCATCGACCTGTCAAGCGGCGGCGACCTCACATCAATCTCGATGGTCTTTCCCACGGTTGGGGATAATGTGTATATCTGGTCTCACTCTTATATGCCTGAGCTACGGCTCGCCGAGCATATAAAGAGCGACGACGCGCCATATGGCTACTGGAAGAACAAAGGGCTTATCACTCTGACATCCGGCATGTATGGCATAAAGACCGATTATCACGCCATTGTCATGGAGTTAAAGCAGATGATTGCTGATTATGGCATTGTCATAGCCGGATGCGGATATGACGGCCACAACGCGGCGGCCTTTCTCGCCGATTTGGAGGATATTCTCCCCTGTGACCTGACGGAAATTAAGCAATCGGCGCGCTCGCTTAATGACGCGACGAAAGATTTTCAGCTTTCAGTCAAAGCGGGGCAGGTTACGTATGATAAGGCCAACGAGCTCCTCACGTGGAGCGTTACGAACGCCATTATCAGCGAACCAAATTCTTTTGGTGAGATAAAGGTCGACAAGATGACACAAACAGACCGTATTGACCCCGTGGATGCTATCATCGACGCGTGGAAAGTATGGTTTTTGAGTAAACAGGACAACAAGCCGGACGGCGAGGAAGCGCTTAAACTGTGGCTTGAGTCGATGGAAGAAGGTGATTAAGTGGATTTCATGGGCAAAATCAAAAAGATGTTCAAAAATGAGGGCGAAACTATCAACCTTTCGACCATCAACGACTGGTTTTTCAACTCATCGAGCGCGGATTTAGGCTCTGATTTGAGTGAAATTACGTATTTTACCTGCCTCAAAACGCTCTCTGAGGCGCTGGGCAAGATGCCTATTTACCTCATGACGCCGGACAAAGAACGCGTTTTGAACCACGAAACGGCGCCATTTTTGCAAATTCAGCCTAACCCGGTGCTGACGCCGGTGCAATTTCTCACGAAAATGGAGTACTGCCGCAACCACTACGGCAACACCTACGTGTATGTTGACCGCCAAGGTGGCAAGCTCAAGGGATTATACCTGCTCGACCCGCGCATGGTGCAAATCTGGGTGAATAACACCGACGAATTCACGGCGCGCCGGTTCTATTACTACTACACCGACGAAAGAAGCGGGCAGAACTACTGGATTAACCCCGAAGATATGATACACGTCAAATCTTGGGTGACTGACCGCTCCGGGCTGGCTGGTAAGAGCGTACGCGAGATTTTAGCTACCAATATGGCGGGCTCAAAGGCATCTCAGAAGTTCCTCAACGACTTGTACCGCAAAGGCCTGACTGCAAACGCCGTTGTCAAGTATGTAGGAGACCTTTCCCGCGAGCACCAGGCAGTCCTGCTCCGCAACATCGAGAAGCAGGCCCGTGACGATGACCGTCGTCTGATTACGCTGCCGGTTGGCTACGACATTCAGACGCTCGACCTCAAGTTGACAGACAGCCAGTTCGCTGAGTTAAAGAAGTACAATGCGCTGCAGGTGGCTGCCGCATTCGGCGTAATGCCCAATCAGCTTAATGATTACAGCAAATCGAGCTACGCCAACAGCAGCGCGCAGTCGCTTTCGTTCTACGTTAATACCCTGCTCTACAATCTAACTTTGTACGAGCAGGAATTTAACCGCAAGCTGCTGACACAGCGCGAGCAGATTCAGGGACTGAGCTTTAAGTTCAATTTCTGGACAATCCTGCGCGGCGACCCGACACAGCAGGCAGACATCCTGCAAAAGATGGTCGATTCGGCTATCTACTCGCCGAATGAAGCGCGCGACAAGCTCGACCTACCACCGTGCGAGGGCGGCGACGTACATATCGTTAATGGCTCCTATGTCAAACTACAAGATGTAGGGCTGGCATATAAGGCAAACCTAGGAGGTGAAAACGATGCTGAAAGTCAAGAATGAGGCTGAAAGCGCGAGCATCTATATCAGCGGCGACATCGTGAATGACGCCGAGGGCGATATGCTCAAAAGCTGGGGAGCAGGTAAAGGCTACCAATGGCCGGATGACGTGAAACAACAGCTTGACGCCATCGGCGACAAAGACTTGACCGTCTACATCAACTCTGACGGCGGCAGCGTACCGGCTGGCGTGGCGATTGCGAACATGATTGCACGCCACAAAGGTCATACCACGGCAGTTGTTGACGGATGGGCCTGCTCTATTGCGACACAGATTTTTTTTGCCGCAGATGAGCGAAAAATCCCTGCAAATGCGTACCTCATGATACACAAGCCGTCTACTGTGGCCGTGGGCAACGCCGACGACCTCATGGAGGCCGTGGAGGCGCTCGATACTATCCAGCAGGGACTGGAAACGACCTACAACAAGGCCACACGTGAGGGCGTGACGCCTGAGCGGGTGCACGAGATGGTGGAAAACACCACATGGCTCACCGGCGAACAGGCGGCAGAGCTCTTTGACGTGGACGTGCTCGATGCCACCAAAACGGCGGCACGCGCTGGCAAGTCCGCTAAAGACCTTGCAAACATCCCCAAGGCTATCAACATCAAAGAAGATAACGAGCCTACACAGGCCGCTATTGATAAATCCATTAAAGCGAAGCGACTGGCTTTAGCCATCGCCATCACGGAAGGAGAATTGGACAATGAAAAAGTCTGACGAACTCAAGAAAGTTGTTGACCAGCTCGTGGCTAAAGCGAAAGAGCTTCAGCAGAACGAGCGGTACGACGATGCGGATGCCGTTGTGAAAGACCTCACGACGGCACGCCGCGACTACAAGAACGCGCTGGCCATCGAGGCGGCGGAGATGGAGGATTTCCAGCAGGGCGCACGTCCGGCAAAGAAAGTGGACCTCTCCGACAAAGCCATGGTCAACCGCGTGTTCAACAAGCTCGTGCTGGGCCGCCCGCTGACGGCTGAGGAGCGCGAGTATGCGAACACTGTAGGCACGCCCGGTCAGGTCGGTGCTACGCCGGAGAAAGGCGGCTATCTTGTTCCCGAGGAGCAGATGACGCAGCTCCGCGAGTACCGCAAGGCGTATACGGCTCTGAAACCGTATTGTAATGTGCAGACCGCCAACTCTACGAGCGGCAAGGCCCCGACGCTCGGCGATGAGACGGGCAAGCTCATCCAGTTCGACGAGCTGACCGACATCAACAAGGATGATATCAGCTTCGGGCAGATTACGTATTCCATCAAGGACTACGGCGACATCATCCCTGTGTCTAACCAGATTTTACAGGATGCCGACGTCAACCTCATGCAGGTCATTGGCCAGCGCTTTGCCCGCAAGGCCATCAATACCGAGAACGCGGAAATCCTCGGCCTGCTCAGTGGCCTGAGCGCGACGGCTATCACGGGCTACAAACAGCTCATGAAGGCGCTGAACGTCGACCTCGACCCGAGCTACTACGCTGGCGCGCGCATCTTTACTAACCAGGACGGCTTCCAGTGGCTTGCCGAGCTTGAGGACGGCCAGAAGCGCCCCCTGCTCGTGCCGGATGTCGCTGCACCTGATACGTACCGTTTCCGCGGTAAGGAAGTTGTCGTGCTGTCTAACAACACGCTCGCGTCCAACGCTGCGAAGAAGACCATCCCGTTCTATGTTGGCTCCATGGCTGACTACGTTGCCTTCTTCCAGCGCCTCGGCGTCGAGGTTGCTGTGTCTCAGGAGGCAGGCTTCGTGCAGTACAGCACGCTCATTCGCGCCGTTGAGCGCTTCGGCGTCGTCAAGGATGATGTGGATGCACTCAAGGCCTACACGGTCAGCACGGCCACGGCCTAATAAGGCGGCGAGAGTATGGCGCTGACAGTAGAAGAAGTCAAGACGTACCTGCGCATTGACAGCACCGACGAGGATGCACTGCTGGCGCGCTTTATGAGCACGGCCACGGCGATCCTTAAAGGGGCCGTTGATGACTACGAAACAGGCCTGCAAGACGAGGAATTCGTCACGCGCGCGGAAATGGTGGAGCTGGCGTTAATCGCTGACCTCTACGAAAACCGCAACGCTGGCGGCATTGAGATGCACTCCTACAGCAGACCTGTGGAGACGATGATTAGGCAGTTGCAGAACTGGCCCGGGCTGAAAGTGAGTGATGACGCATGAACATCGGCAAGATGGACAAGCGCGTCAAGCTCTTACGACCCACTTTGGGCGAGGATACAGGCTTTGGAGCTACCGCGACGTGGGAAGAAATAGAGGTATGGGCTGAGTTTACCCGCCCTCGTTTCAACTCCGGCGCGCTTGTAGGCTCCGGCGATGCTACCGTCATAACGCAGGGTATCCGCATCCGCAGGCGCGCCGTAGATAAGGGCTGGAAAGTCCGCTACGGCAACACTGAGTACCAGGTGCTCCACGTTGACGAAAGCGTCCCGGGCGAAACGATGCTGACAACGACGGAGGTGCTGACCTAATGGCTAAGCCGTTTCAAATCAGCATGGGGCTCGAAGACGTCGTGTATAAGGCTACACGTGATATTGCACGGTATGATACCAACACACGGCAGGGGATACAGAATGCTATCGAGAAGGGCACGAATGATACAGCCTTTGAGGCCATACATCTAGCGCCGTATGGGCCGACAGGGAACCTTAAGGCGGGCATCAAGTCCGAGTTTAAGGGAGGCCTATATGCACACGGCAAGGTCACAAGCACTGCGCCGCACTCGCATCTCGTAGAATTCGGTACGGGCCCACGTATCACTACACCGAAGAAGGCACAGGCTCTCCGGCTGAAGAACGGCGACTTTGTAAAGGGCGATATCTACAACGGCAAGATGCCGAAAGCGCCGTTCATGAAGCCCGCCGCCGAGAAGGTGAAGCCGCAGATTGAACGCGAGATGGAGGAGGTTTTGAATCGTGATAATCGCACGTGACGTGCCCCTTATGGCGCTCAAATCGGCAGTATTTAAGGCTATCAAAGAAAAGCAGTCAATGGCGGTGCATGGACTCGTGCCGCCTAAGGCGGCTTTCCCGTATATCACGATTGATGCTGTCATGGCGAAGCCTGCTGACACTAAGGTGGACGTGCTCTGGAATGTGACCACAACGGTCAATATCTGGGCTACTGAGGAACAGCAGGCGCAGGTCTATGAGGCTATCAACGACATTACAACGATTTTTTCCCATTACGGCACGGCCTTAGATTTAGGTACGGCCTACAAAGTGCTCGATTGCAACATCGAGCTCGCCGAAGTTTTCCCCGAGCAGACTACAGGGTTTCATGGAACCATGCAACTCTCGTTTTTGCTCGAACGTAAATCATAAAGGAGGATATAACCATGGCACTTACGGATACTGAGCTTCGGACTCTCCCCGAGAACCCCGACAAGCTCGTTGCGGCGGTCGGCAAAGACACGCTGCTCTACGTTGCAAA